ATTAATATTAATTGTGAGTGGAATAGTTATGCTATACTTCTCATGCTACATAGGAGTGTAATATGGCTACATCAAATGTAAAAGTAAAAGACATAAACTTAAACTTAAATAAACATGAGTTAGTAACATTAATTGACTCTTTAGGTAATAGTTTAGAAGATATGGAAACAGGTAATGATGATTTATCTCTACGAACTATAGATGTAGGCAGAATAACTTTCTATAAAGTAGATAAAGGTTTATGTGAACATCAAAGAGAATGGTACATACGATATAGTAGAATGTATCAACAACTAACAAGACTAAATATTAAAATACTTAAACTAGAAGGGAACTTAAAATGAATGTACTAAGTTTATTTGATGGTTGTAGTAGTGGACAACTTGCCCTTGAAAGAGCAGATATCTACGTAGAAAATTACTTTGCAAGTGAGATTGACAAGTATGCAATCACAGTTACACAAGCTAACTTTCCTAATA